AAGTCAGCAAGTAGAAATGGTAATCACTAAAAGTACAGAAAGTACTTCTCAATGGATGATATATCACAAAGACCTAACAGGAAATACAAGCGGTGATAATCCATATAACTTATATTTTGCTACAAATAATGAATTAGATTTAACTGCGTTTGGTACTTATGATAGTTTTACAGATTCTGTTTTTCCTGTATCAAGGCAATCGGCATCTACTGCTCATAATAACAATCTTAATATTGATTACATCGCTTACTGCTTCCACAGCGTATCGGGTTATAGTAAGATAGGGAGTTATGAGGGTAATACAACAACTTTACCAAGTATAACATTAGGTTTTAAACCATCATTTGTAATGGTTAAAAATGTAGATGGCAGTGATAATTGGCATAGATGGTATATGTTTGATGACAAAAGGCAATCAACAAATTCACGAAATTTAGCTGCTAACGTTAATTCAACCGAGCCTGTTAATAATGATGCAAAAATAAATTTTGAAGCTAATGGGTTTTCCATAGCTAATTCATCTAACTATTTAGCAATAAATGATAATGGCGATACATACATCTATATGGCATTTAAATAAAATAAGAAATATTATATTTTCACAATTAGTGTAAAATGAAAATAAGATGGAAGATTTGAAGATATTTGAGAAATTTAAAAAGTATTATATTTGTAAAAAATAAAGAATTATGGCATCTACTGTTTACAACGGAACAAATTTATTATTAAAATTCATCGCTGATGGCGGTACTTTAGCAACTATCGGTCACTCAACAAGTGCATCTCTTTCGTTGTCTATGGATGCCCCTGAAGCGACAAGCAAAGATTCAGCAGGTTATCAAGAGGTAATTGGAGGACTTAGAAGTGGAGAAATTAGCTTTGAGGGTCTTGTTGATTATACGGACACCCAAAACGTGCCGGCAATGGCTACGCTTATGGAAAACCGTTCAAAAATCGATTGGTCTTTTGGAACTACCACAACCGGTGACACCGTTTTTTCAGGTGAAGGATTTATCACTTCAATTGAAACAAGCGGCGAAATGGAAAGTGCGGTCACCTATTCAGGCACAATCGTTACTACCGGCTCAATCACAACTGCGGTCAACTCGTAATTTTTAATACATAATGGGGAACAAAAGGAGGGGTTACCACGACCTTAAAATTGGTGGTAAGAATAGAACTATGCACTTTTCAATGAACTTTTGGAGTGCATTTACCGATGAATTAAACATTTCACTTGATCAATTAGGAGAAATATTTGATGGTGGCATATCATTAAGTGTTATTAGGGAAATCATTTATTGCGGATTATTGGCAAACGATCAAGAACAAGGTAACGAAATTGACTATAACAAATTCAAAGTGGGTGCTTGGCTTGAGGATGTTAATGCTGATGAACTTGAAAAGATTGTTAGTGCAATGACCGAATCACGAATCCTTGGTAATGATTTAAATATGGGGATTCAAAGAAACCCAACCGAGGAAAAAAAAACACAAGCGAACCCGAGCAAATAACTTGGGATTCATTAGCTGATTATTTTATTGGGCAATGCGGTATTCCGCCGGGTGATTTTTGGATAAACACTTGGAAGGAAAATCAACTATTGGGAGAAAGCCATATAATTAAACAAAACCTTGAGTGGGAACGTTTGAGATATTTGGCAACCCTTATCCACAACGTAAATTGCACTAAGAAAAGCCAAACAATTAAACCCCCGGATTTGTTTCCTTTGCCGCAAGATGTTTATCTCAAAAAGAACGTTCCAAGGTCAACCCCACAGAAATTAAAAGAGTTTGAAGATTTACTTAAATCAATGAAAGACATTCCAAGGAAGGTTGTTTTTTAAATTGTTAAATTTGCACTATGGCGAACATTTTAGAAGTATTTATAAATGGGGATGCAAAAGGATTAAATAAATCACTTTCATCCGCATCATCGAAATTAAAAGCATTTGGAAGGCAAACCACCGACATTGGAACTCGGCTTTCAACAAGATTAACTTTACCCATTGGTCTTGCCGGTGCGGCTATGATAAAACTCGCATCTGACACCGACGAATCGTTAAACAAAGTTGATGTTGCTTTTAAAGGCTCTTCACAAGAGGTCAGGGATTTTGCAAAAACTACCCTCCAAAGTTTTGGTATTGCAAGAGGTCAAGCATTGGATATGGCGGCACTTTTTGGAGATATGTCCACATCAATGGGATTATCAACCGCTGAAGCGGCTAAGATGTCAATATCGCTGACCGGACTTGCCGGTGATTTGGCATCTTTTAAAAACATAAACATTGAAGAAGTCACTACGGCATTAGCTGGTGTGTTTACCGGTGAAACGGAATCCTTGAAAAGACTTGGGATTGTTATGACTGAAGTGAATTTGCAACAATTTGCTATTGACAAAGGAATGACCAAGAGCATCAAGAAGATGACTCAAGCCGAAAAGGTTGCTTTACGTTATGAATATATAATTGCTAAAACGGCAAACTCTCAAGGTGATTTTGCTAGGACTTCCGGTGGTGCGGCTAACCAAATGAGAATGTTTAGCCAAGGATTAAAAGAACTTGGAAGTCAATTTGGGGAATTAATTTTGCCATTTTTCACCAAATTAGTAGTCAGGGCAAACAATTTAATAAAGTCATTGAAAAACCTTAATCCTGAGATTGTTCAAATGGGATTTGTTGTTGCCGGTATTGCCGCCGCTTTACCGCCTTTATTAATTGTAATTGGTTCCTTTGTCACGGTTATCGGTGCAATACTTTCGCCCGTTGGGTTAGTGGTTGCGGCACTTGGTTTATTGGTTTTAAAATTTAATGAAATTTCAAATGTAGTTAATGATTTTACATTGACCCTTAAAATGGTTTTTCAATTGGCAATAAGCAAGTCAATTGAAAAAGTAAAATTACTGATGAACAGTTTAAGTCGATTTGGTGCGATAATGAAGGAACTAATTACCAAAAGATTTTCATCTGATTTAGACAGTATAAATGAAAAATACGATGAACAAGCCGACAAAATAAGGGAAAACGCAGAGGAACAACAAGATTTAATAAAAAAATTCGCTGAACTTAGAAAAGAAACAAATGATTTACCACCAACAATTGATGTTCTTTTAGGTAAATTAAATGAATTAACAAAAGGTTTTTTCAAAACTCAAGGTGCGGCATCAGCAATGGTAAAGCCTATTAGAGATTTAAATAATATTTTCGGAAACGGAATGAATTTTTCTTTTGATGTTGGTTCAGACTCAAAAGCAAACACAACATTTTTATCATTAAATAAAGGCATTGATTCTTCAATTAAAAAGTTTGAAGAGATAGACAAAAAAAGAAAGGAGTTTATTAATGGAATAAACCAAGCGGCATCTGACATAATAAATACCGGATTTACTGATATTTTGGTAAGTATGGGCGAATCAATTGGTCAATCATTGTCGGGTATTACAGATTCAGGAAAAAACTTTGCTCAAAGTTTATTGTCAACAATTGGCACGATGGCAACACAATTGGGTAAAATGGCGATAGCGGTAGGTATTGGAATTAAAGGAATTAAAACCGCATTAAAATCTTTGAATCCTGCGGTTGCTATTGCCGCCGGTGTTGCATTGGTGGCGTTGGGTGCGTTTGTTTCAAATAGAGCCAATAAAATTGGATCCGGAGGCGTTACGGCGTTTGCAAATGGCGGTATCGTATCGGCACCAACTCTTGGACTTATGGGCGAATACCCAAATGTAAGGTCAAACCCGGAAGTGATCGCCCCCCTTGATAAATTAAAATCAATGATTGGCGGAGGTCAAACAAATGTAAATATTACCGGAGGCTTTAAATTGGAAGGTCAGGATTTAGTTTTGGCGTTACAAAGAGCCGACAGGAACAGAACAAGAATTTTATAATGGCATACGGCGAGAAGTTTTCTTTGTTGTTTTCCGATGTATATAATAATCCTCGGAAACTTTCAATTCTACAAAAAAACTATTCCGGCACAGTTTATCCGCTTATTGGAACTGCCGACCCGGTGGTTATAAAATGGGAAAACAATGATGATTTCTATAATCCCATAATTGGCTCAACTTGTGAAATAAATTTATTTGTTACAGAAACCGCCGGTGGAACTGCTTGGGATGAACTTGATGAAAATTGGAATCTGAGCGAAGTTCAATGGAATGAAACAACCGGTGAATCAGGAACTAATTATGATGATTGGTATGATGCCGATGAACGTGAGTACAAGGTGCAAATTTCAACCGGGGATATAAGTGGTTCTCCACTTTGGGATTCCACAACCGACCAATGGCAAACATCCGCCGTTGATTGGGATGACCCTACAAACCAAGGATTTGAATTTTATTGGGAAGGATTCATTGTAGTTGACCGCTTTCAAGAGGCGTTCACCACAACGCCATATCCGATTAAATTAGTGGCATCCGATGGACTTGGACTTTTAGATGGTTATGATGCACCAAACTCCAATATTGTATTGAGTGGGTCATCACCAAGTCAAACGTTCCAATCAAACTTTGATGAGGCTTTTTATTATGTTTACAAAATACTACAAAACACCGGACTTGATTTTGATATATTTGTTGCTAACTCAATAAGAGGTCAAGGGTTTACAGATTCTGATGACAAAACTGTTTTAAACGACATTGAACTTTTTGAATATGGTGTTTTGACAAATTCAAATTTAAATCTAAACGCCAAGGATTTATTAGTTAAAATATTAAAATCAATCAACTCAAGGATTTTTCAAAGTCAAGGGCGTTGGTATATTATGAGTAATTCAAATCTTCTTGACAATAGAATTTATGAATCACAACAACAAGC